AAACTTGGCAAGACAAACCTGTGAACAAATTGTTAACATTTCCCCAATCTGTTCATATTTCGTTCATAATTGTAAAACTGGCATGAATCTTGCTAGGCAACTATAACATTAAATTGTCTGACAATATCATATAAAGTCTGTCACTTATTCTGTTGACATTTAGTTCAAATGAACTATAATAGACTTATCAAATAAATCAAGCAACAGCCATAAGGTAGGAGGGTGAATGATATGAGAAAAGGAATGATTTTAAATGGACGATATAGAGTATATGTTGGAAAAGAAATCATAACTATTGAAACAAGTTGGGGGTGTTCATACACACTTTATAAGGAGTATAATGGAACAAGATACTTTGCTGATGCTTCTGACGGGTTTGATGAAGTTGAGGAAATCAATGCATCAAGTGATCAGGAAGCTATTGAGTTATTTAAAGAGATTATGAGATTAAAAGAGGATGAACAGGAGCAGTAAATGAAATCAAAATACAAAAAAATTAAGTACACAAACACCGGGGTAAAAGCCCCGGTAGTTATTATTAAAAAATCCAACCCAGATCTTAATAGGTCTGACATGTTAGAAGTTAACTACCCAGAAATGATAATAACTATACGTAGAATGTTGAGAAAAACTATGTACAATCGTGCAAAATCTTTAATAACTGTTGAATCAGATCATTTTATTGCTTCTTTTCATGTTTACGATACTATTAATGATGCAAGAGTTGTGTGTGAAAATCTTTACTTAATTATTAAAAAACCAGAATTAGATTTCCGCATAACAACTAGGGAATATGATAGCATTTATGATTATATGAAGGAAGTGATATACAATGCCAAAGAATCCTAAAATTCCAACCACCTCAAAGGGTTTGAATACCAACCCAAAAATGCTTACTACGCTGGAAGCTTTACAGCTCCGCAGACAGCTTGCAAAACGCCTAAATCAGCGTATGCGTAGGTTAAAAGCAAAAGGTTTTGATGCAGAAGTCGGCGGAGCTTATGCAGACTATCAGGACTTGCTTGCAAGATTTTTCCCGGGTAGATCAACAATCCCGGAAAACTTGGAAAATGAAAAATACAAGGGATTGCCTAGAACTCAGGTAAAAGCCATACAAAAAATACTGAAAGAAAAAAGCAGCACTGTGCAAGGCTGGCGTGAGATCATAGATAAGCGCCAAAAGGTCCTCAGTGATAAATATGGCATTACATTTAAGTCAAAAGCAGAAATGAAACTTTTTTTCAAGTCTGAGGTCTGGAAGTGGATGCAGACTTTTTATGACAGCAAGCAAACTATGAGGATAATAAGTCATAAACTTGATAAATCTACAGTCAAAAAAATAATAGAGGACTTAGAGCAGTTCAGGGAGCGTACAGATGAGGAAATGGCTGATGTGATTGCGAAACGTCTTGGTTTTTCTGGCGAAGCAGAAGCTTTGAAGTATAGACCATAGCAGGGAGGTAAAGTAATGGTAGTCGCAGGATATCCGGTTATTTATTTCAAAAACTATGATTATATGCGACTGTTCAATGCTGATTTTATCCGGCGATCCAACGCAGGGCATTATCTAGGTGTCTATGAAAAAATAATAACTGTAGATACAGAAACTTTCGTTTATCTCAATAAAGATATCGGTTTTGTAACAGACTGGACAATCACCATAGAGGATGATTGCTGTATTTACGGCAATCATGTTTCTGATCTGATTGATACGATAGACAGGATCTGTACAACTTTACATGCTGACGATAGCCACCTTGTGAGGTTTTATGTGCATAACTTCCCTTATGACTATGTGTTTCTCCGAAATCATTTTTTCCAAAAATGGGGGAACCCTGACAAATCATTAGCTGCTAAAACACATAAGTATATTTTTATGAAATGGACAGGTCAAGGCATTGAGTTCCGGGACAGCCTTATCTTGACACAGCGATCATTAGAGAAGTTGTGTAAAGACATGGGAACAACTGAAAAAGCTGTCGGAACATGGGACTATAAGAAATTCCGAACGCCAGCAAGTCCACGTACAGCAAAAGAAATAGCATACGTTTGCACAGATACAATCAGTCTATGCAAGGCATTACGCAAATACATAGATCAGAGAGGATTCAACGTGGCAAATTGTCCGTTGACAAATACAGGGTTTATCCGGATGAACGCCCGCAGGAGAGCAAGAAAAGACAAGAAATGGAGAAAGCAATTTGAGCAAATGGCTCTGACGTTAGAACAGTATGACCAGATGCTTGATTGCTATCATGGTGGCTATACTCATGCAAACAGGTATTATGTTAACCAACTGATAAAAGACCCTGTTGAGTGCTATGATTTTGTAAGCTCATACATTGCCTGGATGTGCTATTGTAAGTTTCCAATGACTAGGTTTTGTTATACTAACAGTATCACATTAAAAGACATCATGGAGCTTAAGGAAGAGTATGCTTTTTCCGGCTATATAAGATTAAAAAATCTGAGACTGAAAAAAGACTGCCCTATGCCCCCGCTTGCTTTTTCAAAAGCAAAAGTTTGCATTTTTCCGGAAGCCAAAAGCAAAAAGGAACAGTTCCATGACAACTTGGATAATGGAAAGATCGTTAATGCTGATCTTGTCATATATCCATTTACTGACCCGGATTTAGAGGTCATTCTGTCAACTTATGAATACGAGTGGGCTGACGTGTCAAAAGTCATGAGGGCTACAAAAGACTACTTGCCGCAGTGGTTTACTGATTACTTGATGGAATTATTTTTTAAAAAATGTACACTTAAGGGTTTGGATGAAGCAAACTACATGATATCAAAAGGTGAGTTAAATGGCATGTACGGAATGACTGTACAAAGAATTATACAGATTTTATGCACTGAGTTAATGGAGTCCGGAGAGTGGGAAGCAAAAGAACCGGAGGACAGAGAAAAGGAACTTGAAAAGTTTTATAAGAATAAGAATAGCTTTATGCCCTATCAGTGGGGTGTATGGATCACAGCGTATGCACAAGCTTATTTGTTCCGGTTGGGTTCCTGTTGCCGGAAGTGGTTATACTCTGACACAGATTCCGTAAAAGGGACAGATTGGGATCATGATAAACTGGATGAGTTTAATCAATCCATCATTTGTATGTCACAAAAGAGAAACATTGGAGTGGTAGAGTATAAAGGAAAAACCTTTCGGCTTGGAATTGCTGAGTTTGATGGACTATATTCAGAGTTTAAAACGATGGGTAGCAAGCGTTATTGCTATAGATTGAAAAAAGATGAATCCTTGCATCTGACGGTCGCAGGAGTTCCAAAAGAGGGTGTCTATTGTCTTGATGATGAGATCACAAATTTTCGAAAAGGGTTTGTTTTCAAAAATGATTTGATCTTCCGCAGGAACTACCGCAGATCAAATGACTGGCAGGATCCCAAATGGAAGATGAAGACGGAATATATATTTCATGATGGTGTCAATGAATTAACAATTGACGGATGCAAGATTGAATATGCATGTGCCATACGCTTGAGTGATACAGAGTATGAGCTAGATCACACAATTCCATATGACAAGGAAACAGGACTGCCGCTGCCGTTTGAGATGGAAGATACCGTATACGGATAAAATGTTATAAATCTGTAATAGTTTTGTAACATAAATAATTTACAATATAAACAGGAGGTGTAAAACTATGAAAAAATTCTGGAGGGAAAATAAAGAAGATTTAAGTACCCTTTTCTGGACTTGCGTTACTTTTGCTTGCATGTTTGCAAGCTGTCAGGTATGGTTATTGTTAGGTGATTAAATTAGTAGATTCAGCAAACAAAGATTTTAATAATGGATTTACTAGTTTATATGATTTGAAAATCTATGTATCAAAAGTATTGTTTTCCTATTTAGAGGATTTAGTATGTGAACCAGAAACATGGGAGGACAATATGTTTCGTCTGAATGAGTGGATGGATTCATTAAGACATTAAGGAGGTGAAGAAAATTGGTTGATATGTCTGAAATCTATGAAACATTGCGGACAAGCAGCCTGAGAAAAGTAACCTATGAAGATGATGAGATCACTATCGTAGCTTACAAGGTGGGAAAAATCATTAGAATTGATGTAAAGGAGATTAAATAAAATGTTGAAATCAAATGTAAAAATCACATGCAGAGCTTATAATGGAAACTCAAAAACAAAAGCTTTTATTGATCTGGAAATGGATGAGACCCTTGTAATTAAAGGACTTACATTGGTTGAGGGAAAAAATGGTCTGTTCCTGACATTCCCAAGCACAAAGGGAAAAAAGGGAAAATATTATAATTCCGTGTATTCAATTGATAAAGAATGGAAAGAGTCTCTTCAGGATGCTTGCATCAAAAAATACAATGAATGTAACCCGGCTAAGCAGCCAACATCCTCTGGGGGTGGATTTCAATAATGAACATCTATGATAGAAATGGCTGGCTGGACGTTCCAAGGATCGTCCAGCTGGCTGATAAAAATAAAATTAACTTTATCTTTATCATTGGGGCACGACGAACTGGAAAAACGTATGGTATTTTCCAGCACTTCATCAATGATATTTTTTCCAAAAATGAGAAGATCATTTACATGCGTCGGACCAAAGAGCAGCTAACAAAAGTTTTTCTTCCGGAGTTTGATCCATGGCTGGACATAAACAAAGACATGAACAGATTTTTTCACTTCGAGAAACCAAGAGGTGAATACGGACGTATTAAAATAATGGAACAAACAGAGGATGAAGAAGTTTATAGAGGTGAGGCTTTTTGTCTTACTTCCATGCATAACAACCGTGGTTTCTCCGGATCTGATTTTTCGGAGGGGATTTATGATGAGTTTATTCCGGAGAAGATTGCCAAGTCAATCAGTGGGGAAGATGATGCTTTTTTGAACGCTGTCGAAACAATCTCTGCAAACAGGGAGTTGCAAGGAAAGAAACCGTTCCGCTGGTGGTTGGCTTCCAACTCGAACACATTGGATAACGCAATTGTGCAGGCTTTCGGACTGTTGCCAATCTTGGAGCGAATGAAAAAGAACAAGCAGGAGTTTTCTTTACTCAAAGAGCGAGGAATCATACTTGTATTAATTAATGATTCACCAATTTCTGAGAAGAAGAAAAACACTGCCCTTTATCGTGCATTATCCAACGATACAGACTTTGCAAAGATGGCATTATCGAATGAATTTGCATATGATGATACCTCAGCTGTCAAATCAGAGGACATCCGGCAATACAAGCTAATTTGTGTGATCGGAAAAGTGGCTATTTATGAGCATAAGTCAAAGGCACACTTGTATGTGTCAGATCATATATCGGGATCTTGCAAGGATGTATTTGAAGATAGTCAGCATGGTAAAGATCAATTTAGGTGCTTTTATAGCTGGATTGAGAGCTATCGTCTGACAAATAGAATCAGCTACCAGAATATTTCGGTAAAATTCTATATTGACAAACTATTTTAAAAATAGTATATTTTATATAGGTCAACGTGGCTACATCGACCGTCGGAAGCGGATGCCGTGGGATGATTACCCGGAAGCGTTGACCTATTTTAATTTTCACTTCCGGCAGAAAAGGAGAAAAAAGAAAAAAATGAAAGTAGATCAGATTTTAGAACTGGGAAAACTTGGATTTACGAAAAATGAAATTTTAGGGATTCTGAACGCCCAGAACATGACTGGGCTTAATCAGATCACAAGCTCACAGGGTACAGAACAGATTGTAAATACTCCACTGAATCTGACAGCACAGACAGGACAGGATACAACCAATGCAGCATTGCTGACAGCAATCAATACTTTGACTGCTACGTTACAGGCTGGGAACCTGTCAGCATCCGGAAAAACTGGAACTACTCAGCGTACTTCCGACAATGTGGCAGAAGATTTAATGAAACTCATGAACTAAGGAGGTGTAAATAATGGCAAACAGTTTAGTAGTCCAGGATGCATATTTGATCATTAATGATCTGTACAAGATGGCTACCGGACGGGAGAATATCAAGGCAATAGATACAAGTTCTTTTGTAGCTGTGGGTGAAACCATGCTTCGGACAGGTGTAGAACCTACACTGAAAGCACTCAGCCAGTGGTGTGGACGAACCTATTTTGAGATGGAAAAATACAGATCCGGAGTGTTCCGGTCAATCATTGAGAATAATGAACGCTGGGGAGCTATCACACGTGAGATCATTTCACTTCCGCTGGATGCAGAGGCATCACAGGATTGGAATACAGACTTGAATGATAAACAGCTTGCCGATGGTCAGTCAGTTGATATGTACAAAATCAACGCTCCAAAAGTAGTGGAGTTGAAATTCTATGGTTCAAAAGTTTTACAGTCTCATATAACACGTTTTCGCGACCAGCTGGCACTTGCTTTTTCCAATGAAGCAGAGTTTCTTATGTTTGTAAGCTCATACATGACAGCATATTACAACGATATTGAATCCAGAAATGAAGCAAAGCGCAGACTGACGGTGCTTAACTTTATGGCGGGTATTTCCTCACTGGGAACAAATGAGGTAGATCTTGTAAAGGAATACAATGCATCATACGGTACAGAACTTACAAGAAAGCAACTTTTAAGTCCTGAGCATCACAGGGATTTCATGGCTTTTGTAGTTGCAAGAATCAAGAAAGATTCAAAGAAGATGCAGGACAGAACTACAAAGTATCATATGAATCTGACTGGAAAAGATATTTTGAGATTCACTCGACCAGAGAATCAGAAGTTGCTCATGTACACAGATTTCTGGATTGATTCTGAAACACAGGTATTCCCGACAGTCTTTTCTGATGAGCAGCTTAAAATCGCTGACAAAGAGTTAGTAAACGGCTGGCAGGAGTTCGACAGTCCGGCTATCAATATCACACCTAACATCATTGGTGCTGACGGAGTTTCAAAAACAGCCACGAAAGCGGTAACTCTGTCATATGTACTTGGTCTTTTATATGATCGTAGAGCTATGGGGGTTAATAATCAATGGATGTATTCTGCTGTTACCCCATTCAATGCGGCAGGTGGCTATTACAATATCTTTGACCACTACCGCTTTAATGCATGGAACAACTTCACACACAATGCAATTCTTTATGTGCTGGGGGAGGGAGTATAATGTTAACAACAAACATAAAAGTACCTGCTGGTGGTTCAATAGTAGTTTCACTTCCTTTTGAATCTGTTTCGGTGAGAAGACTTTTAATGAATGTGGCAGCTACTGATGTAGTATTGTATTATGACAATATTCCCTTAATAAATACAAGTTTATACACCGCATTGTATGAATTAAAATTTGAATCGTATTATGGTTTCCCTGATGCATCACACTTTAAACTCGTAAATAACACAAACAATACTACATATGTGAAAGTATTAATTGATACAGTACCCAGCACACAAATTAATGAGAATTATTTTACGGAGGTTACAATATGATGGACACATTTTTGACAATTCTTGGCAACTATGCTTTTCCAATCGTATGCTGTTGTGTTATGGCATACTTTGTCAAATACATGTACGATCAGACCAATCAGAGAGTTGACAAACTCAACGAGGAACACAAAAATGAAGTTGATACACTTTCTGAAGTTATTAAAAATAACACGCTTGCGATTGAAAAAATGAACTCTTTAATCGAACACTTGGGAAAGTAGGGATGATAAAATGACAGCGAACGAACTTGTCGAAAATGCAAAGGAATTACTTGGAGTTAGATATGTGTGGGGTGGTTCAACCCCCACACAAGGACTTGATTGTTCTGGATTGCTTTACTGGATCCAGAAAAAAGCAGGGTCAAATGTTGGAAGACTGACGGCATCAAGCTATTCAAAGCTTGGAACAAAGGTTCCGATTGGAGAGCAAAAAGTAGGTGATTTTCTTTTTTTCGGTACTCCAGTAACTCATTGTGCCATTTTCATAGGATACGGATATATGATTGAAGCTAGAGGTGGCAGAAAAAACACTGCTGACAATCCAGGTGTTGGTGTAGTCAAAAGCCTTGTAACTCGTAGGTCTGACTTATCCTGCATCCGCAGGGTATGGGATGAATATAATGAAGCATTGACCTATTCGATTGGAAAAACATATACAACCAGAGTCGATCATTTACATGTTCGTTATTCAGTATGGGGTCAGATCAAAGAATATGGACAGCTGACACGGGACGGCATGAAACATGCCTATTCTGATGGATGCTTGAAAAAAGGAACCACAGTTACTGTAAAAGATATCAAAAAGGATGAAACCGGAGCAACGTGGGTCAAGATTCCATCTGGTTGGATCTGTGCCATCACGGCAAAAGGGAATGTTTATTTATCATGACAGAGATTATCTTATTTCATTTTTCAAAACGAAAAAATAGTACAAAAAGACCAACAGAACAGGGAACTGCGGTTCCCTGTCTTTTAAAATCAAATACAACTTTTCAAAATCCAGTGTTCAAATTAAAATTATCATTAGATAATGCATTGCAATATAATTATCTGAAATGGGCTGACCATTACTATTTTATCAGCTCAACGGTATCATTAAATACTGACATGGTTGAGATTTCAGCGAGTGAGGATGTGCTGGCAACTTACCGGACAGAGATCAACAACTATACATGCTTCATTGAGAGATCCAGTAAGCAGACTACGCTTGCAAATGATTCCATGTATATTCCGACAAATGACTGGGTTAGTCAGTCTACGATAGTCGGACAGCCGATAAACACGTTTGTGAATGGGTATGCCAGAAACTATCTGTTGCGGACTATTTCACTAGATGGAATAAGCACTTATTATGTGACAGGGAGACAATTAGATGATCTGATGCAATTCATGTACACATTTGGATCAATTCCAGACGTGATTGAGTCAGCACTTACACGTTTACTTTTCAATCCATTTCAGTATATCGTAGATTTAAAATGGCTACCATTCCGATTAAGCTCATTCTTGAATATTGCCGATAATATCAAGCTTGGCTACTGGGATAGCAATGTAACTGCGGCATTAATTAATGATGCAACATGTACTTTTTCCTACGATTTAACCCTTGGGAATCCCTTATACGCTGATACTGATTTCAGATTTTACAATCCTGCTTTTTCAAAGTATAGTGTTAAGCTTCCATTTGTGGGGGTTATTCCTGTCAATCCAACAAAGACCCATAAGGGACAGTTAAAAGCTACTTATAACTTTGATGCTGTTTCCGGAATGGCTGACGTTTGGCTCACTTCCGGATCAGATGAATATGCACATTTCCAATGTCAGCTTGCCGTTCCAGTGCAAATTGGATATGCCACAACAAACATTGGTCACCTTACGACAAGCTTGATAGACGTTGGCACAAGCCTTGCTTCTGGTAACCCGATTGGAGCTGTCACAAATACATTGGGTGCTTTCCAGAGTGTGACCTCACCAGAACCTAACATGGTAGGAACTGTTGGAAATATCAGCAATATACTTAATAACATGGATGCAAACAGTATCTGCTATGCCTGCACAAGCATAGATCCAGATAGAGCAAGTGAGGGTTATATAGATGGGACTATCCGGTCTATATCTGCACTGAGTGGTTTTGTAAAGTGCAGGAATGCATCTATCCAGATTGCAGGATTCGAGGGGGATCAGGAACAGGTAAATAGTTATCTTAACAATGGATTCTATTTTGAATAAAGGAGGGATGAAAACATGTGGGCACCTATGAATTTTGACAAGATCAATATATGTACAAATTACTTCCAGCCGTCCGGAATAAAAGTAAGCAGCATTTATACAGATATTTTTGATCGCATGCTTTATGAGCGTGTATGCTCTGTACTTGAGATTAAATATAACGCAAACATTGACATTGATTACTTCAAATATTGCTTACTGTTCGGTGGCTATATTTCCATCACAAAGACAGATCTTTATGGACATATTGCACAGTATCCAACATTGACAGGCTATAGCATTTATTTTAAGCCTACAAGAGCAAGTATACACACATATGCAAGCAATGCCACGATTGAGATTGAGGACATGGAGATTGGAAAAGACTGTTCTGTCATCTATCTCAGACCTACATTCTGCGGAATTGGGGATATCATTGGATTTTATAGTTATAAATTAGCATTGGTAGCAAGTGCTTTTGACATGAATGTTTTTAATTCAAAACTTGCTTTTCTGATAGCTGCGAAAAACAAGGCGTCAGCTCAGACATTGAAAAAAATCTATGATAGCATACAGGCTGGTAATCCAGTTGAAGCTTTTGACGTATCCATAAAAACAGAAGATAGACAAGGAAGCAAGCAGGATGCATGGGAGAGCTTCAACAAAGATTTAAAACAAAATTTCATAGCACCGGAGCTGATTGAGGTTTTTGAAAAACTTCTGGATCAGTTCGATACAGAGGTGGGGATCCCATCTGTCGGATCTGATAAAAAAGAACGTCTGAATGTACTTGAAACAAGCAAAAATGATGCAGAATCCGTGACACGGTTAACTACTTGGCTTGAGACAATGCAAGTAGGAGTGGATATGACAAACAGGCTTTACCCGGAGATGAATCTGTCAATCAAGATCAGAAGCTATGAAACTGCGGAGGTGAAAAGTTATGGGACTTTATAAGGTTACGATAGCAGGACTTTATGAATGGAACAATAGTCTGTTTGACAAGATGGAGTTCCCAGAATCAGCATACAGACAGAACTTTATCGACAGCTTGCTTCTGTCATATGGCGATTGTGAACCACTTTATCCGGACTGGGATTTCATGCATGAGAGTGCTATTCCAGCATGGAGTAGGAAATGGAAAAGCAGCATTGACAAGGTTTATAAAGTGTTAGACTTACTTAACTATGAACCAATTGAAAACTATGACCGCTATGAAGAATGGACAGATAGCCCGGATATGACACGAACAAGTCAAACTTACGGGCAGGATGTAAACAGGGCAGAAGCTGGACAGGGAACCACTACGACCAACTCCGGGGCAGATACAGCTACCAATGATGTCAGTGCTTTTAATGATGCAAGCTATAGCCCAAACGAAAAAACAACTACAGAGTACGGCGGTAGCACAATGGTGCAAAGCTCCGGTGAAAATAAAAACACGTTTGAATATGGCAAGGGTGAAACAAGCAAAGAGACAGGACAGAATAAGCACTCCGGGCGTATTCATGGCAATATTGGTGTAACTACATCACAGCAAATGATCCAGTCAGAGCTTGAGCTGAGGAAGCAAAGCTTTATTGATTATTGCACCGGACTTTTTGCACAGGATCTTCTTTTATTAACTTATTAAGGAGGAATAAATTATGTATTTCAGATACCCACACAGTGGATCACAAGATATGAACTTAGACTGGTTGCTTAAAGTTGGCAAACAGGCTGACAAGGATCATGAGGAATGGACGCATATAAAAGATACTGCACAAACTATGATTGATGATGCAATTCAGAAAAGTCTGGATGATGGAGAGATCGGAAAAGTAGTAAATGATGCCACTACAAAAGTAATCAACGAACAGATTGACCCATTAAAAGAACAGGTTGGAACAAATACAACTGAAATAACAAAGTTACAAAAAAGAGAAGGACTTTTTGACCATTCCGGGAAAACTATCATCATCGGAGACAGCTACACCGTTGGTTATACTCCGGAGGGTAACATAACGCCTTGGACTACTAACTTTATCAAGTATACCGGACTTGAGAATGTCACAATCTCCGCAAATGGTGGGGCATCTTTCTCAACAGCTGATAACTCATTTCTTATGCTGTTAAATGCCGTACCAGCTTCTAATGAGGTCAAACAGATCCTCGTTGTAGGTGGATTTAATGAGTTCGGAACCTATTCAGAAATTGAAAATGGAATCAATAGTTTTATGGGAGTGGCAGAAGCGAGATTTCCGAACGCAAAAGTATTTTCTGCTATGGTTGCATGGTCAGTAGATCGGACGGATGATCCAACTGTACAGAATAGAATTAAGATTGCAAAATCTGTATATAACACCCAGAGAAAGAATTGGCGATATCTGGCAGGCTCAGACTATATTCTTCATGCTGATGGCTTTCTCGCTTCTGATGGCTTCCATCCAAACATAACCGGACAGGAGAGGCTTGCAAGCTATCTTGCTACCGCTGTTGAAACAGGGGCTTGCAGTCCATCATTTTATGAAGTCGTTGCAAACTTTGAAGCTGGTGACTTTGCACCTGCTCCGGGATCAAGTTGGACGTTTATAAGTTCCTACAATGAGAGCACAAGCACTCTTATCTGGAGCAACTATGTTTGCCTCCCAAACAGCGGAACACTTACCTGTGATGGCACTGAGTATCGTTTGGGGCGTATTTTCTCAACGTCATTTATTGGAGATAATAACGGTTATACCTGTTATCCAACAACTGTGATCGTTAAGTCTGTCAGTGACTTCTATCATATCCCTGCACAGCTTAACTTCCGAGGTCGACATATTTATTTGAGCTTGTATGATGTTTCTGATGACAAGCACAACTACCGGACGTTGACAGAGGTCACACAGGTACAGATTCATAGAGGTTCTATCACGATGTAAAAATAAAAAAACGGTAGCCCAGCATTCGCTGGGCTACCGTTTTTATTTTTTGCATCTGCCAAAAGCTTTCTGAGTAGCTTGATTACTGACCAATTTGTTGATGCTTTGTAGATTTCAAGGCCTTTAAATGGGTGATAGTGAGCTACAGACCAATCTTTAAATCCTGTCAAAGCTATTTCGACATAATCTAAATAGCAAAGATAGTATACTGACATATATTCCTCATCTTCGGATAGTTCACAGATAAAGCCTTGCTTTTCAAGGTCTTTAGCAAGCTGTTTGAAATTCATTGTGTCCTTATTGTAATATTGATTGTATTTCATGTTTCATCCTCCTACCTTATGGCTGTTGCTTGATTTATTTGATAAGTCTATTATAGCTCATTTGAACTAAATGTCAACAGAATAAGTGACAGACTTTATATGATATTGTCAGACAATTTAATGTTATAGTTGCCTAGCAAGATTCATGCCAGTTTTACAATTATGAACGAAATATGAACAGATTGGGGAAATGTTAACAATTTGTTCACAGGTTTGTCTTGCCAAGTTT